TTTAGCAGGTTTGCGGAGCTTTCCTACACTGCTCCTGAAGGGATATTCGAGGATATCAAAAACGGCTTGAGGAATAATCTAAAGTTTGATTACGTCATCAAGGGCTTTGGTAAACAAGATTCTATCGTATTACCAGACGATGAAAAGACAATTATTACGATTGACGATAGGGATAAGCTGCCTACGCAACCCGCTGATGCAATTTCTGACAGCGACGAATTGCCTATTGACGAATTTTAATATTTTATATTTTAGAAATAACCTAGATAATTATACAAAAAGGTATACCATTATGCGATACATTAACGTTGATGATCAATACGTTCAGAACATTCTTCAAGCTAACAAAGCTTTAGAAGCCACTAGCCTTAACGAGTCTGAGTTCGTTGTTGAGGAGCAGTTTGAAGAAGAAGTCCATGCTTGCCCGCTCTGTGAGTCGGAGTTAGATGAGCCTATTTCTGAGGAGAACATGCAGGAGTGTGTCGATTACATTGCTGCCGTCCTTAACGAAGCTCAATCTCTGGTCGAAGAGTATGAGGATGAGGACTACGACGAAGAACTTTACGAGTCGGACGAAGACGAATACGACGAGTATGAGTTAGATGAGTCGGACGAAGAGGATAAAAAAAAACTAGCTAAGGAGCGTGCGCGCATCCAGGCGATCCAGTCTGGTGGTTTCCAGCACGCGACTGAACGCCGCAACCCAAAGGATCCTGCTCACCAAGTTCGTAAGAAGACTGGTAAGTTCGTCAAGTAATGAGTGTCAACACTAAAGACCTCTTAACTCTCACTGAGGGTATACTCGCGGGCACATCTCCTGCAAAGGAGATTGTGCCTGTCGGTGCAGATCCAATAGTTGATGATGGCTTGAAAGCTGTTAAGGTTCCTGATTCGTTTGTAGACAATATCTTAAACTTTTCTGATCATCTTAATGAGGGGACCACGGCTACCTATGAGGAGAAGCCTGTTCAGTATCTAAACGAAGCTAAGATCGCTGAAGAGAAACTCGTCTCTATCGTTGAGAGACTTACTTCTCTCATTAAAGAAGCTCGTCAAGTTATGACTGAGATGACCAGTGCTGGAATGATTGGTGTAGGCCCTCAAACAAATCTTTTAAAGAAGAAGAAGAGAGGAAAAAGATGAACATAATAAGCATCTTACAGGAAATGGGCCGTGGGTCTACCGAAGGAAGAAACAAGATGCTCAAAGGTGATGGCACCAAGAGAAGAGCTTCTAAATCTAGAGTCAGAGTTTACGACTCGATCACCACTGCTCTCAAAGCAGGTTACGTAGGTCAGATCTTTTCAACAAAGGATGCTGATCGTCTCTATGTTATTACAAAACAAAAGTGGGGTAAAGACCCAGAACAAATAGTTTCTGGACGTAGTGCTAAAGGCTTCTCGGCTTCTACTCCCTTTTCTAACGTGAAGAAGTATGCTGTCAGAACAATGCTTCGTCACGGTAAGCAAAAGACCGCTAAGTTCAAGAGCAAGAAGTATTGGTCTCGTAAACAAAAATAGGAGAACATATGTTACTCGTAGAATACACCATTTTAGATAAACTTCAAGTCATCAATGAGACTACTGAAGGTGGTCAGCAAAGACTGAAGCTTAGGGGACGATTCCAAAAGTGCGATGAGCAAAACAACAATGGTCGTATCTACCCTAGAAAGATTCTTGAAAGCCAAGTGCAAAAGATTCAAGAGAAGATCAATGATCGTTCTTTGGTCGGTGCTCTCGATCACCCGGCTAACGATGCTATCCACCTTTCTCAAGCGTCTCACCTTATCACGGGTCTTTCTGTGGATAAGAGTGGCGATGTTATTGGTGAGTGTGAGATTCTTTCTACTCCTAATGGCAAGATCGTTGAGGCTCTGATCAATGACGGTGTGAAGATCGGCATCTCCAGCCGTGGGGTTGGCAGTGTCTCTGAAGGTCGTGAAGGCAAGATCGTCAACGAAGACTTCAAGCTTATTACTTTTGATCTTGTGTCGGATCCTTCGACTAAGGGTGCCTACCCTGAACTCACTGAGTCGATTCGTGAGAATAGCCAGAGAGCGCAGGAGATCATTTCCAAGCATAAGAAAGATCGTGTTCTGATTACTATGTTAGAGAGCAAGATCAATGAAGCTATGAGTAAGAAGAAGAAGAAGCGAGCCTGTAAGGGTGGTCGCTATGATGAAGCAAGACCAGACACCATGGCTCCCGCAGGCCCGAAGGCAGGGCGCGCTCATGCCGAAGATGAAGCTAGAACTGATGAGACCCCTGCTCAGAGAAAAGCCCGAAAGGCTAGGGAAGAAGCGGAGCAACAGAAAAAATATCGCGATGAATTTGCTGCATACGCTGGGAAGTTCCAAAACTCCTCCACTGAAATTGATGGAAACTCTTTAAGTGAGATTAGAGGTAAACACGCTCTTAAGAGAACTAAAGAAGCTCAAAGGGCTGCTCGTGAAGTCAACCCTAGAGGGGTTTCCAAACCGTTTGAAGTTAGTGCCAAGACGCACTTGAAGGCGGCGAAAGCTGGCCGACGCGCAGCGCGTCGTCCTTTGGGTGATCAAGACCAAGCTCTCATAAAAGCTGCTGACGCTGAACATAGGGCTGAAAAGCAACATGCATCCACAATCATTGATAGGTTTGCTGATATCATTAGGGAGCGTCGTTGCTGGAAGGGTTACAAGCCAGTTAAAGGTAAGAAGCCTTACTCTAAAGGTTCCTGTAAAAAGGAAGGCTACGAGATTCTTGGTAAGGCTATTGTGGAAATGCTTGGGAGCACAGGAGGTTCTCCTAAACTTCCCAGATCTTCTAACGTTAAAAGAAGGCCAACTCACGATTCGTTAGGAAGACCTTATGTACAGGATGATGACGACTTCGATCCTGACTGGAATCCTAACAATGCGAATGATCCAAGAAATAAACCACAAAAATTTAGAGGTCGTCAAGGTCCTGTAATAGGAAGTAGACGTTAAAAATAATTGGTATTAAAATAATACATCCATACTAAATACTACATAGAGGTTATATTATGTCGCAGAGCGAAGAAATTTTAGACTCGGTGGCTCAGTATCTTCCTGAAGGTCTCGATGAGAGCACTCTTGAGAAGGTTGCTGAGTTAATTGCTGTTACAGTTGAGCAACGAGTTCAAGAAAGTGTTGAAGACCTGTCCATGAAGGTTCAATCTTTTATTCGTGGAAATATTGAAAAGCTGAAAGAGCAAGCCCTCAAAGAGCTTGAGCTTGAGAACGATGTCTACCGTAACGCTCAAATGTTTGAGACGGTCCGTTCCATGTTCGTTCTTGAGAACACTGCGGAAGACGAAGTGAATGGCATGAATGCTCTGGCTTCGCTTGGCGAGCAACTTGAAGAGAAGAACGAAGCTCTTCTGCGTCAAGTGAATAAGCTTCTCAAAGAAAACGTTAGCCTGAAGCGTAACGCTAAGGTTGCTAACGATAAGAGCGCAAGATTAGAGGAAGCGTTGGTCAATGTCCAAGAGAAAATGGAACAACTCAACGAAGAATCTAACGCGGAGAGGAGACTCTCTGAAACGGCACTGGTCGTCAGTCAGGATAACTTCGAAGTCGAAGAAGCTGACGAAAAGTTAAATGAAAACCACGCTGTCCACGGTAATGAGTGGATCCATCAAGGCGTGTTAGAAAAACTCAACAGTTACAGAGGTTAATTATGACCGCAATTGATAGAAATGATTTAATTAAGCGTTGGGAGCCACTCCTTGAAGGGATCGGGGATGATCACATCGCGTATCAGACTGCGCGACTCTTTGAAAACCAAGCCAAAGAGTTCACGAAGCAGAACCTGAACGAAGAGTCGTTAAGCCCTGGTGCTACGACAACTGGTAAGATCGGCACTTTCCAAAAGTTTGCTTTCCCTCTTATCCGTCGCACGTACCCGGAACTGATGTTCAACAAGATTGGTGCTACCCAGACGATGGACGGCCCGGTTTCGCAGATCTTCTACATGGGCAACTCGCGTGCGTATGGCAGCACTGAGCAAGTGATGTACTCGAAGTTCAACATCACGCCTCGCAACCTTGTTGCGACTAAGATCGGTTCTTACTCGGGTGATGTTCAAGGTGTTACCTTTGATCCGGCTTCGGGCACCAGTGGTCTTCAAGCTACGGATGTTGATCCTGGCGGTTTTGACCTTTCGAATGTCCTCAACGGCACGAATGGCTCGCCTTCGACGACGATGGGTGGTAAGCTTGCTGGCTGGCCAGCCGCGAACTCGCTCCTTGGCTACGCGGTTTCGGGTGGTGAAAGACTCTCGGGTACTGAAATTCCTGAGGTCAACCTTCACATCCAGAAGCAGACCGTGCAGGCGCGTGAGCGTAAGATGAGAGCCCTCTGGACTCTCGAAGCTGCTCAAGACCTGAAGGCTTACCACAACCTGGACATGGAAGCTGAACTCACGGACCTCCTGTCGAAGGAGATGAACCTGGAAATCGACCGTGAACTGATCGAAGACATCCGCATGATTGCTTACGGTGCTGGTGCTATCAACAGTGCTTTTGGTGGTTGGTACCTGCAATCGCTTTACCAAGGTGGTGCTGATAACTTTGATACGGACATCAAGGCTAACCCTAGCAATGCTGATGGCGTTGCTGGCGGCACGTTCGTTGCGGGTGCTTACGAGTATGACTTCTCGCAAGAGCTTCAGAACGAAGAAAGGTACGATGTTTCGGGTGGCATTGGCCGTAAATACTCGAACATCTATGTGATGGATCTGAACCGTTTTGCTAACAGCACGGCGACCAACTTTGCTCCTCAGACCCTGGGTCACATCTACTCGAACGTCCTGGCTCTGATCAACTTTGCCAGCACGGACATCTACCGCACGACCCTGCGTGGTCCTGGTAACGTCCTGATCACCTCGCCTGTCATCGCGTCGATGCTTGAGTCGGCTGCGAAGCTTGAGGGTGGTCTGCCGGAGAGTATGGGTCCAACCAATATGGCTGGCAACCAAATCCAATACGCTGGCAAGTTTGCTGGTAAGTATGATCTGGTTATCGACCCGATGTTCCCAGAAGATGAAATCATCGTTGGCTACAAGGGTAGCAACGCGATGGATGCGGGCTTCTTCTACTGCCCCTACATCCCGGTCCAGCCGCTCGACACTGTGGTTGACCCGCAAACCTTCCAGCCGAGAAAGGGCATCCTGACTCGCTACGGCAAGGTCGCGGTCCAGCCTGCGTCGCGCTTCTACCGCGTGATTCGTCTGATTGGCACTGGTTCGGATTACCTGACGCCTGAGATCTTCAGACAAACCGAACACCAGGGCACACCGTTCAATGGTGGCTACACGGCTGGTGGTGAGAATCTCATCAACACCTAATAGCTAAAAGCTAAACAACGGAAGAAAGGGCTCAGTTTATACTGAGTCCTTTTTTCATTTCTAGGATAAATATATTTGATATGGGTGATAAAATAGGAATACCAAATGTTAAATCCTACGGTTCTTCTTACGGAACTTATGGCGGTAATCGTTTAAAAGATTACAAAAGCCCAAAGGATAAAGATCTTAATAACAAAGACTTTAGAGACGTAAACGAATTTAAAGATTTTAATAAAACTATACGTGATTACGTCTTAGCTAAGTTAGGGCATCCTATCATTGATGTTGAGCTTGATGATTTCCAAATACAAATCTGTATTGACGAGGCCATCTCTAAGCTTGAGTATCATGCGCCTGATTGGATGACTCAATACGCCACCTTCGATACGTCCGGAGGTATCAATGTATATGAGCTTCCACAAGAGATTGCGGACAATTTAAATGACTGCTGGTACAGACGAGACTTCTTCAAGTTTGGTGCAAACCCTGGCTCACTTGAGTTTGATTTTGCTATCATGTTCTTTACGAATACTGGTTTATTTAATAATTATAATGTTAGCCAGTACCTTCTTATGCAACAATACCTGAAGCAGGTTAAGAATGTATTAGGTCAGATGTCTACATGGCAGCTTGTGAATAATAAGTATCTTCACATTTGGCCTGTCCCTGAGACAAACGATGAAGCTGTCCTCTTAGAGTTCAGAGCGTTTGACCCTAACACAATTCACCATGCTTACAAGAGTTGGGTGCAGAGATACACGCTTGCACTGTGTAAGGAAGTCTTAGCTGGTATCAGAGGTAAGTATGTTAACCTCCCTGGTCCTGGCGGTGGCACCAGATTAAATGGCACTGAGCTTATGCAACAGGCAACCAATGACAAGAAGGAGTTGATTGAAGAGTTAACCACTGAGATTGAAGCTCCTCCGTTATTTGATATATTCTAATGAGATACAAGGTAACTACACCTCCTACTAACTTCCCAGAAGAAAGGGATACTCGTCTTTCGTTATTCAAGAAGAAGAACGATAAGAACTTGTTCAACCTCATAGACGCAGAGAATATTAAGTTATCTGGTTCTAGGGTGCAGGTGTTTAAGTATATCCCCTCTGATGATGTTGACGAAGTAT